CTCATGCCACCATCCATCACGGTATTCCTGCAATGAACCCAGACGTCCGATTCAAGGTCGACGGCAAGGTGTGGTACGTCGAGGTCCAGCTGTCACGCCCGCCGAAGATCGTGAACTGGCGGGTAGAAGACGAACCCACCGAGCCCGCCACGCCCGGCATCGGTGACGCCGTGGCCGCCGCGACCAAGGCCGTCGGCGTCAAGCCTTGCGGGGGCTGCCGGCGGCGCCAGGAGGCGCTGAACCGGGCGACGCCTGGCTGGGCCTCGCGGCTGCTCGGGCGGCTTGGACTCGGCGCAGCTCGTCCCGGACGATCTCCCGGACCGCCTGCTCGGTGAGGCCCGCGGCAGCCGGCGGGGTCACGGGCACGGCCGTGGGCGCCGCGCCCTGGACGCCCGACCGGACGGCCGACCGGAAGAACAGCCAGATCACCAGGATGACCAGGAGCGGGGAGATAGCAATCGCCGCGCAGAGAAGCCCGCCTAGGGATTCCTTCATGGTGGAAAGTCTACGGAATCCCGTACCATGGTGGCATGAACCAGCGGACCCAGGAGGCTGTTCGCCGCATGGATGCGAAGCGCCAGGAGTGGTGGATCGTCCGTCGCGATAGCGACCCGGACGGCATTTGGTACGCGGTACTTGACCCGAAATTGGGGTGGGATTGGGCGTATAAAGTAGGCCGTGCCAAGTGGTTAGCACACCACCGCATAACCCGCGCCAGAAAGGAATCTCGGACCGGCCGGAAACTGGAGGAAATTCGCCGATTGGTCGATATGATGCGCCATAGCGGTGGCCACTCGGCGAGTCGCGGCGTGGAAGGTCCACGTAACCCGACTTAACATAACGCCGAGTAACCTAGGACTTTTCTAGGTTTTACGGGCCACCGCGGGGAGACCGCGTGGCGACCGATCTGGTGTTGCAGCCGAGCGTAACGGGGGGACTGACGCCGACCGAAAGGGCGGCGGCGAACTTTGAGCTTGTGCGGGTGGTTGGTCCCAAGGTGAGGGACAACCACGTGGAGAACATTCAGGGGCGGCAGTACCTGAAGGTCTCGGGCTGCCAGGCCATCGCGAGCTCGCTGGGCTACACGACGGGGACGCTTGCCGTTCACTTCGTGGAGGAGTCCGGTTCGCTGCCGGCGCATTGGAAGGCCGAGGTCGGGGTCTACGACGCCATCAGCGGCCACATGGTCGCGAAGGGGATGTCGGCCGTCTTCATGGACGAGGCCCGGTGGAAGAAGGCGGATCACTTCGCCTGCATGGGCATGGCGCAGACGCGGGCGACCGGCCGCGCCCTGAAGGGCGTGATGGGGTGGGCATTCGCCATGCTCGGCGTCGAAGGCTCGTTCGCGGAGGAGATGCCTGCCGGAGGCGCCACGATGCCCCAGGAGGCGCCCGCGCCCGCGAAGTCACTCCCGGCCCCATCGAAGCCGTCCAAGCCCGCAGGAGGCAAGCAGGCGGGGGCACCCGTCTTTCAGGAACTTCGCGGCGTATGTGCGGGAGTCCAGCCCAAGACATCCAAGGCCGGGAAGCCCTACTGGCGTGTCGCCATCGAAGCCGGCGAAGGGGTTGAGTGGTTCACCTCCTTCGAACCCGTGAAGTTCGAGGCCGGGGCGAAGATCGTGCTGCAGCTGGAGCCCTACGGCGACGGCGTGAAGGTGAGGGACGGCTGGGTCGACCCGGCCGCAGAGGAGGTGCCGTTCTAATGGGCACCGTCACCCTCACCGAAGACGATTTCGGAAAGGCGCGTTTGATCGCACTTCGCCGAAACGAGTGGGCGTCCACGAACGCCGAGCAGAGCACGTGGGGCGGGACCTACCGCCATCCGCTGGAGATCGACATCCTCGGCACGTGCGGCGAGATGGCCCTGATGCGGTTCCTGGGCTCCTCGTCGGTCCCGACCTACGACCCAGCCCTGCGGAAGAACCCGGACGTCGGGCCGTTCGACGTCCGCACCACGGCGGTCTCGGCCGGCTGCCTCATCATGCGGCAGCGGGACGCCGTGGACCGCTACCACGTGCTCGTCGTGCAGCTGGACCGGCTGCGCTACCGCATCGCCGGCTACTGCCACGGCAGCATTCGTCACAGCAAGGAGATCCACCAGTACGAGCGGGGCGACCCGATCGCGTGGTTCATCCCCCAGGCGAAGCTCCTGCCGGCCGAGGAGCTGCACGACCTCTACATGGACGCCCAGCTGGAGGCGTACCTGGCCGACCTCGGAAGGGAGGCCAAGGATGGCCAAGCTGTATCCGAGTGACATCTGGCGCAGGGGCGACGCCTTGGACCCGCTGGAGAAGCTGGTGGCGCTGGCGCTGCTTGACTACGGCGACCGGATCTACCCGTCGCAGTCGCACGTGGCGGCCAAGACCGGGCTGTCCCTGGCGACCGTCAAGCGGGTGATGCGGAGCCTCCGGGCGAAGCTCGTCATCTCGGTCAAGCGCAACCGGAAGGGGCTCGCGTACGCCTTCGTGATGGCTCAGCCTGACACTTTTGAAAGTGTCACACAGACACCAGTAAAGGCTCAGCCTGACACCGATCCGGTGTCACAGAGAGCTACTAACTATCCCAAGAACTATCCCACCAACCAAGGCGCCCCTGACGGGGCAGCCGGAGGGTGGGAGGTTCCATCGGATGTGGAGGGGCGGATTCGCATCCGGGACCCTCGGGCAGACATCGCCTCCCAGCGGAAGGTCTGCCGGCGGGTCATGGTCCAGCACGGCTTGACCGAGGACGAGGCCCGCCGCTCCTGGCGCGACCTCTGCCTCGGGTGGGCTCGCACCGGGAGGTCGGCGTACGACATCCTCAACGAACAGGTCCAGCAGCTCGCCGGGGCTCGGGACGTCCGTGCCGTTCTCCTGCACCGGCTGAAGGGGGTGGCGGCATGAGCGACCTGTTCGCCGAGCACCATGAACGGCATGAGCGGCTGGAAACGCTTGCGAAGACGTTGTTCGCCATGTCCTCGCTTGTGGGTTTGCACGGTTGGTACCAATCCAGCGAAGACCTGCAGCAGGCATCGCAAGACGCCGAGGACGCGGGCAGGATCTTGCTCGGGAAGCCGGAGGTTTGGTCATGACCGACGAACGATGCAACTCCGACCTCGGCCCGCTCACGGCGAAGCTGCTCGAGCAGCAGCGCGAGATCGCCCGCCTCATCGCCGAGCGTGACGAGGCGAGGCGCGAAGTCTGCGGATGGGCAGGCCAGGCACGCAACCTCGACCCCAACGTGATCGCCATGCAGCGGGGCTGGAACGTGAAGGTCAAGCACGAACCCGACGCCAGGCACGACCGGCCCGGGGAGGTCGTGATCGTCAAGGTCGGCAGGCACAAGCTGCGGGAGATCAAGCCATGAAGACCAACAGCCGAGCGAAGGGATGCCGCGGCGAGCTCGAAGCCTGCCGCGCCATGGAAGGCATCACGCACCTCAAGTGGGAACGCACCGCCCAGCGCTGGGGCAACGCCACCGCCGACATCTGGGCACCGCAGGCCGTCGCCCTGAAGGCCCATTTTGAGGTCAAGTTCCATTCCAAGGGCCTCAAGCGGTTCACCGTCGCGGCCACCGAAGCGGACCTGAACCTCACCAGGGACCAGCTGCTGTTTTGCCGGCTTGACCGCTGGCCGAAGGTGCTTGGATCGGGCCGCATTCCGAGCCTGGTCAACGTTGTGAACGGTGTCAGCGACTTCATGCGGCAGGCAGAGGCCGATGCCGAGGAAGGGGCCATTCCCGTGGTGGTCATGCGCCAGAACGAATGCCCGTGGCTGGTGATGTGGCGGGCGCAGGACGACCAGGCGCTAGACCGCATGATGCTCCTGCACTGGAAGCGCCATGCGGCGTGAGCCCACGAACAGATGGGCATCCAAGCCCTCACGTGCTCCACGCTCTGGACACCAAGGCAAAGGGGCCAAGGCCATGCAGCAGCTCAGCCGTGTGCTGCGAGCGAATCATCCGTTCTGCCAAGTGTGCAACGTGAAGCCGTCGGCCGAGGTGCATCACCGTTTCAAGTGGCGCGATAACCCAGGACGTCGGCTGGATGCGTCGACTTTGGTCGTTTGTTGCAGGGCCTGCCATGAGCAGCTCGAAAAAATCCCCCCGGCCTAAGGCCCCCCGGGCGAAGGCCCGTGGGACTACCGACGTCATAGGCCCGCGTGTACCCCGGTTTCGTGGAAAATCTCGGCGCAGCAGGGCAGCAGAGACCCGGCTGGGGGTCGCCGACGCCTACGCCCGCGAGTGCCTGACGGGCACCGTCGGCGTCCGTGTGCAGGCAATGGCCCGGCGCTACCTCGCCGAGCGGGAGCCTGGCTCGGGCGTGGTCTGGGACGAGGACCGGCTGGCCGAGGCGCTGGCCTGGGGCGAGTCAAAGCTGCCGACCAAGGCCGGCCCGACGGCCTGGTCGCCGTGGATGGTGTGGGTGGTCGCCATGTTCGTCGCCCGGCGCACGGCCGAAGGCCTGCCGAAGACGCGGGAACTCATGCTCCAGGTGCCGCGCGGGTGCGGGAAGACGCAGCTCGCGGCGGCGCTGTGCGGCTGGACGCTGGACCGCGCCGGCCGCGAGGGCCGGGTGGGGTGCGAGGTGATCGTCCTGGCGACCATGCTGGAGAAGGCGAAGGAGGTCGCCGACCGGCTGGGCGCGACCTCGTACGTGGCCTCGAAGACCTGGCGGGCGAGCGGCGCGACGGGCAACCGGAGTGCTTTGGTCCGGTCGGAGTCGGGCTACGTCAAGTGCTGCGCGTCCACGCCGCAGAACGCAGACGGCATCACGCCGACGCTGATCATCCTGGACGAGGCCGCCCGCATGGACGTCACGTACAACCGGGCGCTTTCGAGCATGGTGAAGGTGCCTTTCAGCCAGGCGCTGATCGTCACCACGCCAGACGTCGACCAGTACCTCAACCCCTACGGCACCGCCTTGCAGGAGGTGGAACGCGCCCTGGACGAGGGGACTGACCTCCCGGACGGGGTGCTGGCGGTCATGTACCAGGCCGACCTCAACGACGATCCGACCGAGGAGTCGACCTGGCGGAAGGCGAACCCGGAGCTCGGGCACCGGACTCCGGTCTCCGAGTACCAGCGCAAGAAGCACCAGGCGGTCTCACCGGACCCAAACGTCCGCGAGGAGTTCTTCACGCAGCTGCTCGCCACGTTCACGCCCGACCTTGCGGCGGCCATTCCGGTCGCCTTCTACGACGCCTGCGTCGACCCGTGGCAGCTGGAGGACGCGCATGGTCTCCCCGCCGTGGTGTCCGTCGACTTCAGCGTCGGCGGCTGGGCAGGGGTTCAGTACGACCTGACCAGCATGAACCTCGCGGTTTGGGATGGGGTCCGGTTGCTGTCCCGGAACTGGCACTACTGGGCCGGGCAAGATCCGGCCGCGGACGAAACGCGTACGCGCCAGCCGATCCGCCAATGGATGCACGAGGGGCGGCTGGTGAACTGTGGCAGGGTGATCGACTACGGAATCCTCGAACGCCAGATCGAGGTCATTGCGCGTGTGGTCGACTTGAAGTGGCTCGTCGCCGACCCGGTTGGAAAGGCCGGCGCGTGGTGCGATTCGATGGAGAAGAAGCACGGCTGGCAATGGAGCAGGGCACCGCAGAACGGCATCTACATGGGCTCGGCCTGGGCGATCTGGCAGGACTACGTGAGGGGCCGGAAGGTTCGCTTCGACACCGACCCGGTGCTTCGCTCGGCCATCGAATGCACCCGGCTCTACCAGGGTCCGAGGACACCGCCGTACCCGGTGAAGTCGCACGACCGTGCAAACAACGACCCGCTCATCGCGGCGCTGATGGGAATCAAGGTGATGAACGACCGCGAGATGCTCACCGAATCGATGTACGCAGACGCCTCGCGGATCTCGTTCTAGAAAACACCCTCCAGCGTGGTGGAGGGTGTAGCCCGCTTGGGCCTCGGCACCAGGTAGTGCCCATCATCCGATTGCGCGATCGGTGTCTCGTTGTGTGACGGCGCCATAAAGATATACGGAATCTCTGCGGAGGTTCCACGTAATCGCTTGAAGTCCGTGCCGCGATCCTCGCAAATTCCGGGATGGGAATCTTCGGCAGCCTCTTCGGCCTCAAGCGACGCATCGCCGTCGGCTTTGACGCCCCTGCCATGTGGGTCTCCTCGTCGGTCTCGGAGCTGCCTGCGGTCCAGCGGTGCGTCTCCCTGAT